CTAGATTCAATATCTTTATCTGCTTCAACATCGTGGTGGTCAAGAATAAGAATCTTAATATTATTTTCATTTAGAATATTATGTGCGGTCAAATCATTTGTTCCACCATCAGGAGCAATTACTAAAGCAGGTTTCTGTTCAAGGATAATATCTAGAACATCATTAAGACCATGTTCCTTACCCGCGTGATGAATGTAAGACATGTGGTCTTTATAGTAATCAGGATAATATTTATAAATATAATTGAGAATAATGGCCGCGGAGGTATATCCATCGCAATCCGCATCTACTACCACTAAAATATCATTATTTTTTAGAATAGTATCTTGTACTATTTGAACTGCTCGTTGCATTTTAAGGCCATCGTTTAATTCTCGCCACGAGTAGATATTATTTTCATTTGCATTGAGCCACTCTTCTTGCTTATCTACTGGAATACCACGATTATATAGAATTTGTTGCAGTGCTGAATATTGCGGATTTGTTTCCTTGTAAAGTTTATAATTCATAATCACCCTTTATAAATAGTATTTTTATCTAAATATATTATACTATTATTTTTTTATTTTGTCAACTATAGATAAATTCTATTTCTCCATAATTTCATAAAAGCATCTTTACCCTTATCAAAAGGAGAATTCTTATATCCAAGAGTATCATTCTCTGCATCAAATAAGAAACTAATATTAGCATAGGTATGATACTTTGCATATATTTTTTCTAGCCTATTTATTACTTGAAAATATTCTGCTGAACCTATTTCTTCAAAATCTTTATCGAATCCAATTACAACTTCATTAACACCCAAATTAAGCAGCATACTAAATTGATATTTTGAAAGAGAACTGCCGCATACAGCTACCGCAATATTATTAGCAGTTCCAAGATAGCTCATTGATTGTAATACTGATTTTTCAGATTCTACTATAATTGCAGTTTTTACTTTTGCTATGTTACTCTTGGCATTATTAATTCCATATAGATTAAATCCAAGAGGATGATTATAAAGTTGAGTACCTCTGCGCCAAGGTTTATATTTACCATATTGTTCTTGTTCTTTGATAAGAGTTCTCTGTCTAATGCCTATAAGATTTCCTTCAATATCCCTGTGCGGAATTAGGATATTTCCACCTACTGGATCGTAGCAGATGCCCATATAGTTGCAAATATCTTGACTAATATTATCTCTAATCCAAGGCTTGACTATTGGTTTTGGATAATATTTTAAGATATTCTCATTTAGAATAGGAAGTTTAACTTGATTAACTTCTTCATATTGAATAGAATTAATCTTATCATATGCAGCTAGGATTTTCCAATCTTCGCTGTCATGAATATTTATATTTTCAGATTCAACTCTACCTTGTAGATTAAAAAATTCTACAACAAAAATAATTGCTTGATTCAAGTCATCGATATGCCGCACTCGTTGTACTAATTCAAATATATCAAAGCTATCATGACAACCAGAATAACAATGAAACAATTGTTGTTCATCATAGTAATATAGCTTGTGACTATCTCCTCCATGACAAACTGTGCGGCTAATAATTTGGTCAGAATACATTTGTGGTTCTGCTTGAAAATAATCGAGAAGAGAGTAAACATCTTCCATTTCGATAGCATCTTTTACATCGTCTTTGTTATACATGTTTACTCTCCTTTCTATGCTTCTAAGTTAATTAATGTGTAATTATAATCTGTTGCAAAAATTGTTTCATACCTACATGTACTTTTATCTGCTTTCATCCACAGTATAATTCTATTAAATTTACCTCTACGATTTTTATATACTGACATTTTTACATTTGGAGTCCCAAGACCAGGATTTGCATCTAATAATGGTTTAATCTCTTCTAAGTCCTGTGGAGTCATATCAACCATGATTTCGCCAACATCGATACGGTTAGCAATTGCCTTTGCTCCAGCAAGCATACCTTGGTCTAGGATTCTCTCACCTTTAAAATTATTACTTAGCTGAGTTGAAGAATAAATGAACACACCATATTTTTGTGCAATATCTTTAATTTTTGTTGCAAGAAGAAAAAGTGCTTGATCTTCTCGCGCAACCATTGAGCCAACGTTTCTTTTAAGTTCCTCCATCATCTTCATTGATGTAGCAATATAGTCAAGAAATACTGCTGATGTTTTATTTACTCTAATATTTCTTTTAATACAATTTTCAATATCCATCATACTATAATCTGGGAGGTATTCAATAAATAGCTTTGACTCATTAAGAATTTTAATTGCTTCAACTACTCTATCTACCTCTTCAAAATCAAAATGTTGTTCAAGAATATGGTTTTCTGGAACTCCACTAATAAAAGCTAAAGCCATTGTTTGCAGTTCCTCTTTATCAAGCTCTACAGATATAAAGACAGTTGGAATCTTTTCGCCTATACTTACCCATTGACCATTGTCCCACATGCGGTCACATGCCAAGAAACATGCATCTGCCATAGCGGTTCTGGATTTTCCTGTTCCAGTACTAGCAGACCTAAGATAAAATGTTCCTAATCTTCCACCCATTGTAACAATATTATTGCCTCTATCAAACAATGGATAGCCTCGCACAGGTTCATCTTTAAGTCGTTCAACTAGATTTTCTAGACCGTCACCAATCTGACAAGATTCATCTGAATCATTATCTACAATAACTTCCTTGATTCTGACTACTCTATTTTCTACTTCATCTGCAATATCTTGAAGAGACATAGCATTTAATTTCTTTTCTTGTTCTTCTCGCATTGCAATATCAAAAACATTATCTTCATCAAGAATAAAAGAAACATCCATTCCAATATCATTATATCCACGAAGTAATGACATTTTTTTAACTCTATTATAATAATAATCAAAGTTAGTTGGTTGTGCTTCTTTTAAAACTTTCATTAACCAATTGCTGCCATCACTATCTTTATAAATGGCTAAACTCTTTGGCCTTTTTGCAAGATAATCTTCAATTGTTTTAATACCTATATTTTCCGCACCTGCATTATGAAGATTTGCAATTGAAGCAAAAACAACTCTATGAAAATCAGTTACAAAATCAGTATCAGATAATGTATAGCCACTACCAGCATCTAGAAGAGAGGGATTATTAAAGCAGCATCCAATTGCTTGAATTGCTGCTGCTGAATCATAATATTGACTCACTTATCCCTCCTAATCTAATTCAAAAAAGTTAGTCCTTTTTGGACGTTGAATCTTATACCTCTTAGATGGAACAACTCGTTCTTGATGCCTAAAAGAAATATAATCTTCTAGATTTCCTTTTACCTCTTCACCTTGCTCTTCCATCTTTTTTTGATTCTCCCAATATTTTGCGGAATCTTTTCTAATATAATTTAGAATCGCAATTCCACCATTTGCCTTTTGCGGACCTTCTTGCCGCACATCAATCCAATATACTAATGCATTATATATTTCTTGATATGACCATCCGTCTTTAAGATAACTGTTAATTTGCTTAGTCACCATAGCATAATTAATAGAATCGCCTAACCACTGAGCTGCTTTGCTTTTAATTTCCGCAATCTTTGTTTTATCGCTATCTTTCTCTTTTTCTTTTTTCTCTTGGTAACAAGCTTCATGATAATATCTACGGTTTTCATATATATATTTATTTTCTGGGTTATTGCGGTCAAATTTTTCTCCGCACCAAGGGCATTTTACTTCTATTTTTGCCATTTGACCTCCTAACATCATTTTACTTATATATATTATATCACATATTCTATATTATGTCAAGAGATAAAAAAAGAGGGATATTCTTCATATCCCTCTTATGTATTATTTAAAGTCCATTAGCAACTTCATCAGCCAAGTCAGTATAAATAAGCTCTAGCTGTTCAGTCTGCATAGGAGTACAATCATTGACCTTCTTACCCACACCAAGATACTTATCAGTAATAGCAGTAATCTTTGGTTGCCACTTAGTCTTAAATTCAGCACCAGTATTACTCTGAATCTTCTTGATTAGCTCTTTAATGTCATGCATAAGTTCATCATAACTCTTGGATTCATCAACTTGATAAGCAGTAGTTCGTTCAGAAGTTACAAACTTACCATCATCTTCTGCGGCCTGCTTATCAATTGCATCACCAATAGCATTAACAAGATTATCATAGGTAAAGTATTCTAGATAATCTGGAGTATACTTGAACCTTGCGTCTATCCAATGCTTTCGCAAAGGGACTGACTATATCTTGAACCGTTCTGGTTCCCTTCCATTTCGGACTTAGAATTTCACTAAAATCCTACTCCCTGCCGGGATAGTCGATACACATATTCTTATAATAAATAAGAACTTTGCACGGTATTGCCTTATCTTAAAAAGACTTAGGTTCCCTTACTCATAATGTAATTTCTTACTTCTGAACCGTTAGCCCAATTGTTACAAAAGGACACCCTATTTTTATAGGTTAGGAAGGTTTTTCGATAAAGATTCCTCTTTAAAGGAGCCGTTATAATTTATTAATTCTTGAAAACGGAAATATTTTCTTTTTAATGGCTTATTAAAATTATTATCATATAAATCTAATAATAACAATGCTGTTCTTTTATTTCCTATAACGCTTAATTGGTATGTATCTTTGCAGCGATGTTCTAACTTTATAGAATATTTACCATCGAATATATAAAGATGACTAGCACAATATTCTAATATATCTTTTGTTCCAGTGATTCTAAAACTATAATGTGGATAACCATCTTTATCTATTGTTTTTGAAATTGAACCATCACCATCGAATAAACCAAGAATAAAAGATTTTGCATATAAATTATTTATATTTGGTGCTTTTAAATTGTAACTTTTTTGATACCCTACACCAAATTTTATTAAACTTTTCTGCATATGAAAACTATTAATACAAGCTTCACTACAACAATCGTTTTTATTAGAAAAAATTGGTCTATTACTCCCAACAAAATCATTAAATTGCTCTAACATATATTTATCATTATTGTGTAAAGATAATCTAACTAAACTACTATTTTGATTAAGAGAGCCATCAGCCGCTAATAATCCTAAATAATATGCTTTTTCTTTAGAATCTATATTATCAAATATACTTTCATTCACAGTATATTTTCTAATGGTTCCTTTTGTTCTATCTGTATAGCCGAGTTGATTTAGTTTCTTAGAAATTGTTTGATTTCTTATTCCAGTTTCTTTAGATACATATGAAATATTATATCTATTTTCAATAATAAAATTAATAAGCTCATCAGTCCAAGAAATATGTCCGTTTCTATTTCTATGGACCTCCATGTTTTCTCCTTATGAATTAATAAGTAAAAATTGACCCAGCAACGAATCGAGGAGTACCACGCATATATAGACGAGTATGAGTAGAACCATCTTCATCTTGAACGGGATGTGCATAGCCAATAATATCGGCAGCGCGGTCTACAATTAGTCGAGCCTTATTTGGAAGAGTTGGTACAATCTGATTGTACTCATTACCATCTTCATCCTTAAAGACCTTATCCTGAGAATGTGAAATCATGACTAGACCATAACCCATCTGCGGAATTGAACGAATAGCTTCGTCAAACTCCTTTGCGGCCTTAGTCCAACCTTGACCATATGGAATTTCATTAATAGCTGAAACACCAGCTTGTGCGCAAATATACTTTTCGCATAGATCATACGCAATATCGGCAGTATCTAGAATTATATTTTTGAATGACTCATGTGCCTTTTCGTCCTTTAGTTGGCGAAGAACTTGCTTAAATTCAGACCACTTATTAATAGGCTGTGCCATTACGCCTGGAATTGCTAGATAACCAGTCTCGAAAGCTAGCAAGAGAGCTTTATCAAATTTTGCAGCAGTAGTTGTCTTACCAGTTTTTGGCTCGCCATAAAAAAGTACAGTATATCCAGAAAGGTCACGACTTACTTCATGAGGTTGAATAGAAAAAATATCGATACCCAAAATATTTCCTTTCTAATATTATATCCAATAGAAAAAGAAGGTGGGAATATTTCATCCCACCTTATTCAATTATATTTTAGAAATCGAAATCGTCATTGTCGTCATCATCGGATGCAGTATCAAATGGAACATCATTCTTTGAAGCCGCGGCAAATGCAGATGCATTACCACGAGAAGCGAGATACTCTTCATGATTACGCTTAACCTCTGCAAGTCGCTCTTCACGAGCTGCTAGGGCTGCTTTGAGTTCCTTCTTAGTAATTGTAGAGTCATCATCAAATTCCATTGGCTCAGCAGAAGAACCTACCACATCCCAAGAACGAATCGTGCGGGTAGTGTACTCCTCAGAAGGACCACCCCACGCAGATTCAGTTTCACTTGCAATCTGAATCTGGTCAGACTTAATATTACCCCAAACGCGAGTAAGCATAGGATTCTTATTAGAAATATCTTGGTCAACAAAATAATTAACGCCAGCCTCATTTGTAACCTGAACAGTTACAGGAACAAGGTCGCCACGGAAATTAAAGGCATAGCCGGAAAGGTCTGCATACTCATTACCAGTAATATTAGATTCACGAGTGCCGCAACCAGAAATTAGCATATCAATATCAAAAGTAGCAGGTCGATCATTTAGCTTTTCCGCGGGAGACATGAAATGAGCAAAAGAGCCCTCAATACGTTTAGCAGAAACCATCTCACCATCTCGACTAATAAAATCATTTACACCAATACGGCCATCAATGCGAACGCGAGGGGCACTGGTACCAGCCGTCTCAAAAGTAGTATTACCTTCAATAATTTCCTTTAGAGTGGTATATGTATCATTTGGCTTACCACTCTTGGCGTAAGTCTCTGTAACATAAATAAAGGATACGGGAACAACATTCATAGCTTCATCATCAGTAGCAACCTGAACCGTACCGCCAATATAAGGAACACCCTTCTTAGAAATACGGGCAGCTAGATTGTGAGAAAAAAC